AATTTCTGCTGATGAATACAATCTTAATGCAGCACCACATTTTGCTTTCATACAACAATATCCACAACCAACACATTTCTGAAAACTAGTTTTCATATAATTTTCATCCTTTTTTATTTTTTTTTTGATAAACTAAATACTTCCATTTGATATTAATATATATAGATCTAACTTAAAAAACTATATTTAAAATCGGAAGTTGTTAAAAAAATAATTTTACAACTTCTAAAAAATATAGAACAAAATATAAACTATATTCTATTGGTATAAAACATGATTGATAAATATTTAAAATGGTTAACCGAAAATCAAGAAATACGTCATCATGAAATTCAATTGGCACCTTATAGTAAATCTTATTTTTATTCTTTACCAAACCACGATGAAATTACACACAGAAGTTATGGAACATATTATTCATTATTATATGATGGAAAGAAAATCGGGATTGTTGGTTTTATTCCTCTTAAAACAAGAGGAGACGTATTAGGACAAATTTTAATACATCCAAATTTCAGAGGAAAACAAATTCTTCAAACAGCTTATGATTTATTAGCAAAAAAACATAATATTAAAAATTTATTTGTAACAATATTAGATGAAAATACATCTTCAATTAAAGGTCATTTTAAAGCAGGTTTTGTTAAAGCAACAGATGATCAAGATCAAAAATTAAGAAAACAAGGTTATTTATATCCAGGTGAATCTAGATATGAAAAAACTTACAAATAACGGAGGAATATGATTACTAAAGAATATTTAGATTGGTTAAACGAAGATTCAGAAAATGAATCTGTTGGAGGATTTGCAATAGATTCATTTCCAACTAAAGCAAATAAAAGACCACTTCCAGTAATTTATCCAGGTGAATCTATTCATCCAGATGAATTAAAACATATAGAAGAAGATATAGATGCTGATACAAACTTTAATATTGATGAAAAAAGAATTCTAATTGATTTTGATCAAGTAATTCATAAATATTCAGTTGGTTGGATTGATAATATCATATATGATGAACCAATTCCTGGAGCAAAAGAAGCTATTCAAGAATTACGAGATCTTGGATTTAAAGTAATTATTTTTACATCAAGATTAAGTGAAACAACTCAAGGAATTAATACTGAGAATGATGTTAATGAGCAACGAAAAATGATTGAGGAATGGTTAGATAAATATGATATTGAAGTTGATGGTATTACTGCAGAAAAATTACCAGCAACTTTATATATTGATGATAGAGCATATTGTTTTACTGGAAAGTGGAATTCAAAAACAATGTCAGAAATTAAACAGAAATTAGATGAAAATTTAAAAGCGTATTGATCGAATTTATAGAACAAATAATAAATATAAATTTTCTCTTTTTTCTTTAAAGTAGTAATATGAATATAATTAAAGTAAAAAATTAGGAGGACAAAAAATTGAAGTATTCATTCGCAGCTTTAATGGCTAATACATTTACAAGAAAATTTGGAGGCACTCTAATTGGAGTAGCTGATCCGTATTTAACAGGACATCACTTTATATTCTTTGAATATTTACCGCCTGCATTATCTTCTTATACCAAAAATTTTAATGCTGGTATTAGTAGTGATCCTGAAATTAAAGCAATTTTAACTTCATCTTGCTTAAGCGTTACACCTCCAGGTGGAACATTAAACAAAGTTGAATTTACTGGTTTAGGTGGAATTAAATGGGCAGTACCTGGAAATATTGATTATGGTAATTCTATTTCTGTTAAGTTCTTAGAATTTAATAGAACACCATTGTTAGATATTTTCTCTGGATGGTTTAAATTAATTCGTGATTATAGAACCGGTGTAACTGATTTAATAGATGGTGATCAGGGTGCTGGTTATACAAAAGCAACATATGCTGCAGTAATGTATTATTGGACAACTGCTCCAGATGGAGTTACTGTAGAATTTTTCGCATGTTATGACGGTGTATTTCCAACTAAAGATCCACAAGATCTTTATGGAAGTGACGTTGAGACTGTTGGAAAAGTAGAAATGGAAATTGAATTTAATGTTGATTATGCATGGAGAGAACCATGGGTTTATAATAAGTGTCAGATGTATGCAGGAGCACAGGCTGCTGCTAAGAAGATGGTACAGAATTATCAGTATTAAAAATAAAAATTAGAAAGTGAAAGAAAGGAGATTACAAAATGTTTACTAGTTTTAACCTCAGATATCCGGAATACGAAGTAATAACCCCACAAACTCATTTATCATTTACAACTCGTTCATTAAATGTTCAGGATGAAGAAAGATTAAAGGGATCATTAATGACCCCAAATAAAGTTACTGAACATTTAAATAAATGTATTTACGAAACATTGGTTAAAAAGCCAGATACAATTAAAGAGTATAAAGATTTTTTAAAGCTAATTACTTTAAAAGATAGAGATACTTTGTTATATGGTTTATATCATATAACTTACGAAGACATTAGAAATTATGATGTTAGATGTAAAAATTGTAAAAAAGATTTTGCTGTAACTGTTAATGCATCTGATACATTCAGTTTTAACCCATATCCGGGAACTGATATTTTAACGAGAAGAGTTAAAATAGATTTACCAAAATCTGTTGGAGTAACTTGTTATGTTAAACAACCTACTTTAGAAGATGAAATGAATGCAATTAATAGTATGGCTTCTAGACCCGGAACCACAATGGAAATTATTACTGAAACTTTAATTATTGATAGATTTGAACAAAATATTGAATCTGCTGTTGAACCATTAGTTGTTGATCAAAGAAATGATATCATTGATGCGTATAGAACTCTTCCCGCAAAAGATAAAAGAATTATTTATGAGACATTTAATACAGAATTTGGAAAATATGAAACAGAATTAAAAATGAGAGTTTATTGTCAGCATTGTGGGACTGAAGATATCGTAAATATTGATCTGGTGGAAAACTTTTTTCGAATGGTATACACTTCATAGTGAGATAGCGAAGTATCGAAAAAACTTAGCAGAAAATATATTTTCATTGATTGAATTAATGAAAATGGCGTATAACGATATAGTTAATATGCCAGTTAAACGTTTTTATGATTTAATTAAATGGAAATCAGATTTAGAAGATGAGAGACAAAAACTAATGAAAGAGCATGAAGACAAAATGAAGTCTGCTCAAAAACAGAGGAAAAAATAAATGGCGTCGCGTTTAGAAAAATTTAGAGACGTTACAGTTGGATCTGCAGGACGTGTATTAGATTACGCTTCTAAAATAAGTTCGTTTGGAGACTTTTCTAAAATTTTTGATATAGATGCCATTTTAACATCTTGGAATAATATATTAATTACACCTGTTGGTTCCATGGACCATGATCCAGAATTTGGAAGTAACTTATATAAATACGTATTTGAACCTGAAGATGAATTTTCTAGAGAAGGAATAAAAAATGAAATAATTCGATGTTTAAGTACATATGATGATAGAGCTACAATAGCAGATCTTCAAGTTAATTATTATTCTAATATGAAAGGCTTTGAAGTTTCAATACTTGTTTCATATTCTGGTTATAAAGCAAATTTAAAATTAACCATGGATGAAAATACACTAAATAACTTTAAATAATTGGAGTTCAAACAAATGGAAGGAATAATTAGATATTGTGTTGTAAAAAAATATGTAGGATTAAGTAAAAAAAGTCCTCAAAATACACATTTGTTTTTTATTCCGGTAGATCCAAAAAAATATATGTATCTTGCTCTTGTTGGAAAAATGTCCGAAGAAGAAATCGAAAACAATGTTTATGCAGCTCAGTTATTAGTTAGACTACCAGAAGAAATTGTCGATGAAACTATTCAAGGTGAAATTGAATATTTTAAAAATAGATTTATAGAAATAGAAGCTTTACCTTGTAAATCAGCGAATCCATCTCCTGGAAAATATATTATAACTATTCCAAAGAAAGGTTTCAATATTAAATCTGATATTGAAATTAATTATCAAATTGAATATAGTACCAATGAAAGACGGATCTATTTAATTAATGCTGATTTGACTCTGGTTACAAGTGATGTAGATGAATCGGATATGAAAATGGTTGCAGCAAAACAAATAGCTTTCATGGGCGGTAAAAAACGATTTAAAGAAATGTTTCAAATTACCAAGATTGGGAGGAGTAAATACTATCATGATTAATAACAGAGATTTAAAATTATTTGAAAATGCTTGCAAAGAAACACTTATAAATATTGTAAAAGAAAGTGAATCTTTAAATAAAAAATTAACGTTCTTTCAAAAAACTCTTTTATATGATAAAATTAAAGAAATGAGTTTACATGAAGTAACGTCTCTTTTATTTGAAGATGGAAAAACTGCAGCACAATATGGTGGTGCAGTGTATGTTGGTCATAAACTGGGAGGACATTATATTGGAGGTGCTCCAGTTAAAGCTTTTGGAAATGTAATTAAAGCAGGGAAACCAATTATAAAGAAAGGATTTTTTGGAGCAAAGGGTAGAATAGCTGGTGCTGCAGGTGCTGCAGCTTTATTATTTTTATTTAAAAAAGCTCTTGATCCTTGTTTAAGAAACAATCCAGGTAGTGAAAAAGCAAGGGTTGATTGTCAAGTTAGATCTGCACAAAAAGTTATTGCACAAATTCAAGCTAATATGCAATCATGTTATAATTCAGAAGATCCAATGGGTTGTAGAAACAAATTACATCAGCAGCTTGAAATGTGGCAAAATAAGTTAACACAATTATCTGGACAATATGAGAAACTAAAATAAGATATGCAAAATTATAATAGAATAAATAATTATTTTGTAGATTTTTGGAAAACACTATACGATTATTATTCTAAGCATGCAATAGCTTATTTAGTGACTTATTATCATCTTGATAAAGATACAACAGTGTGGGATGATACAGATCAAATTGGTGGTTATTATGAAAAAATAGGTTCATTATCTGGAGTAAGATGGCAAAAAATTTTAACTTTACCGGTATTCTTTATTGAAGAAACTAATACTATATTTGATGCGCAAGATATTGGTTTAGTAAATGAAGGTAATACAGGATTTGTAATTCCTAGCAGTTATGGAATTACTCCTTACCCAAATGATATGATTAAATTATATCAAGATTGGGTTCAAGATGATGATAAATATGCATTATTTGTTGTTACAGGAGTACAAATTCAAACACCTGGAAATCAAACTTTTTGGAAATTATCTTGTAAAGTAGAACAATCCCGCACAACAGATGAAATAGATTTACAAACTTCTGATCTTTTAGTTTTTTATGATTATGATAAAAAAATTCATTCTTTAGAAGAAGCAACATCAATGACTAGATTACTATCAAAAAATGAGAAAATAAAAAATAATTTAAAAGGTTTGTTTTGTGAAAATTCTGGGTTATATTACGTATAAGGAGAAATAAACATTGACTATTAACTCTAATAATCCTCTTGAGTCAACCTTATCTAATCAAATATATCTATCTAGAGATCAAATAAGAACTCAAATTGTAGATTATATTAAATATTATCTTGAATTAGAAAATGTTGATTTAGTTAAAAGCTCCTTTTTATCGTTTTTAGTAGATACTATTTCTACACTTACTGCAAATTTATTTTTCTATTCAGTTTCTACATATAAAGAATTCTTTTTAACAAAAGCTCAAATTCCAGAATCTATTTATAATTTGTCAGCTTTTTTAGGTTATAATCCATCAGAAGCAAAATATGCAACTGCAAATGTTTTAGTTACAATTCCTCTTGGGTTTGAAGAGGATGTTACATTTGTTATGTCAGACCCAACTGAAGACAAACACTTTATAGTAAAAACAGCAAATGGTACTGAATTTACTACATATTATAAAACTACAATTTCAGTTAGACAAAACGCTTATATTTCAGTTACAGTTGTAGAAGATTTAATTAAAACTTATAACTTACCAGTAAGTATCGATACAACATCGTCTGAAGCTTCATTTAGTTTTCTTTTACCAATGAGACAATATACGACTGTAGAACAAGAATTTCCTGTTGATATAGATACTGAACTATATCAGTTTGTAACAATTGATGTTCCATTACCAGGAACTGTTTCAACTATGGATGTAACAGTAACTAGATTTGGAGATTCTGGTAAAGCAGAAATTGATACTTACACTGAAATTGCAAGCGTATATCTCATGTCTCCTACTGATCGTAAGTATGTTTCAAGAAATATAACATCTGGAAGACGTTTAGTGTTTGGAAATGGATTAATAGGATGGCAACCAGAACCAGGATCTAATATAACTGTTACAGCAAAAATTACAAAAGGATCTGCAGGAAATGTAATTTCAGGTTCAATTAAAACTGGAAATAAAATATATGTTAGAACATCAGATGGACAATTGAAAGATGTTAAATATTATGTATCAAATCCTTCTCCTGCAACAGGAGGAGAAGACGAAGAGTCAACAGAGGAAATCAGATCAAATTCAATTGCTAATCTAGTTACTTTACATAGATTAGTATCAGAATATGATTATCAACATGCTGGTGTTGTTGTTCCTGAATCTCCAATTGTAGATAAAACGATTCCTGTTCTAAAAAGATCTGACGTTAAATGTAATGAAATTCAATTATATTCTATATTTGAATTTGGTACAACTGAAAGAATTGATGCTATTACTGGAGATACTGTTGTTGATAATATTATTGTTCCTACAAGAAATTTATATTATTCAATACCATTAAATGGTGATTTATATGTTCCAAGAGGAACAATAATTGAATATGAAGATTATCAATACTATACATTATTTGATATTCGAGTTGATACAATCAATGTTTATGGTTACTATGATTATGTAATGTATGAAATTGCATTAACACCAATTTTAACTACAAGTTATGGTTATTCTTATAATTTATTTTGTACAAATTTAATTTCAAAGAAAGATGAAGTTTTAGAGACAGTTACTTTTGATTTATATTATCAAACATCTGAAGCAGATTTATGAAAATTGTAATGCTGTTTATGTATTGCAAATACAGCTTTACAATATGATATGACAAATGATACGATTAATAAAAAATTTACTTATACGTTTAATCCATATACTTTATTTCCAGAAGGAACAGTTATCGTTCAATATAAAATTTCAAATGGAATTGGAATTGATAAAGTAAGTATTTCTGATTATGAAACGGAACTTACGGTAAGAAAATCATTAAATGAATTTATGATGTCAAATGTTTCAATTGATTCTACATCAGCTATTATTTATGATATTCCTGTTGTTGAAAAAACCTATTATGATTCAATTGTAAAAAGAGATTTTGAGTTAGAGATTTTACAAAATATGATGAATGAAATTGATTTTAAAAATCACAAAATGCTTACTGATTTTACTAACTTTAAATTTACAAATACAATTGGAACAATGACAAATATGAAATACAATCCTGTTACAAAATCTGACGTTATAGATTTAGGTAACATAATAATTCCAACAAATTATAATGTTGGAGATAGATATATTATTGGTTATACTGATATTGGTGACTGGTCACAGAAAAATGGTTTAATTGCACAATGTGTAAGTGAAACTGGTGATCCTGAAGTTGATTGGTATTATTTTACCCCAATAACTGACGATATTGTTTATGTAACAAATAAAGGGAAAAAGTTTATTTATAATGGACATAAGTGGGTTTTAATGGAATACAGTTGTCCATTAGAAATAGTAGTTGAAGTTTTTAAATCACCTAATTATTATGGTTCAGATATTACGTTAGCAAATTTAGTAAAGTCTACTTTATTAACTGAATTTTCTTCAAGATTTGGACCAAATATTTCATTATATAAATCTGAAATTATTCGAACTATACAAAATATTGAAGGTGTTGGTCATTGTAATTTAATTAAACCAGAGTCTAATATTTTCTTTGAATATGAATTAACTTCATTAACAGAGCAAGAACTATTAGAATACTCACCGGAATTTATTTACTTTTTAGAAAGTTCAATCTTCGTTAAGGTTTACGCACAATGAACGAAATTTTACAAAAAATAAATTCTAATAATGATTTGAAAATAAAAACGTTTATTACAAGGATTACAGTTAATGAGTTGAATAATTTAACTCAAATTTGTTATTATCCAGATTGGAAAAAATATTTTTATGAATTATTAAACTTAACTGATCTTACGGAAAAAGACTTAAAAGATTTTGTAAAACGTTTTTATAAAGGTACAAGAGCTCAAGATGCTTTATTGCAATCAGATATTGGTTCGAACTTTTTAGTTATATTAATGTATTATTTTTTAAAGAAACGAGATCAACAAACATATTCATCAATTATGATTTTTCATATGATACGACAATATGGTAATTTTATTCGAAGATCAATGAAATTTTGTAAACCTGAAGTTTTTGAATATACTTTAAATCATTTAAATCCAACTCATTTATTTTCAAGAGAAAAAACAATTCCTAATGCTTTGTTTCATTTAGCAACTGAAACTAAAAAGAGATATACGAATTATATTTTGGAACCAAATCCTAATAAAATTTCAGATATGTTATATGAATCAAGAGGAAGAATTGCACAAAGTTTAAAAAGTTTTGCTGAAGCGTATTACAGAAATGATGAAAAAGGGTATGGAATTGTTAATCCAAAAGAATCTGAATCAGGTGAGGAAATTCTTCCTGATGAGTTACAAAAAGGTACAAGAGTTGCAGAGTCTACTGCAAGTAAAATATGTATATATAGAGAAATTGATTATAAAGCTTTTGAACAAGCAAGAGCTCTTACAAAAGTTAATATAGCTTTTACTACAATAATTGTTAAAGAATTACAAGATCCGAATTTATTAAACGATGTTAAGTTTATTATTGAATTGTTTTTAAAGAATGTTACAGCCGTAAATGAAATTTGTGGAAAAGGTTTTATTCCTTATGTTAAAAAATTAATGAGTATTAAAAGAACATCGAAAGAACTATATTTTAAAAATGAGATTAATAAGTTATTATTGAAGATAATTAAAGATACGAAAATTGAACCAAAATATAATAAACTTACTAGTCAAACTCAATTCCAATTTAATTCCTTCCTTGCGTTTTATCTCACCATGTATACAAGAAATCTTATCTGTTAAGTTCCTGGAAGAAATCCTGGAGGTGTCGCAGTAGCTAATGATGCTGCAGTTGTTACAGCAGATGCAGGCGCTCTTGATGGTGCTGGAGCAGTTGTATCTGTTCCTGCTTTTGATTGCATTGCTCCAACAGAATATGGAGTTTCGCCAACTTCTTCTGACTTCTTTCTTGTGTCTGATGAGTCTCCTTTATCAATTATGGTAATATTTTCTTTCGCCATGATATTCTTTAAATACCCATTTAAAGTTGGTCTTTCCTCAATTTTTGAAGACATAGCAATCATTACATTATGTAAATTTATAAAATCAATTCTTACATCATCAACACCTAATCTTTGATTAAAACTAACAGCTCCTTGTTCTCCACCTTTTGTAACAGTTATTGAAGAAATTGCTCCTGCTTTAATTTCAAATACACCTTTACATACTACTTTACAAAATAAAGGCCACGAATACCCAAAAGCATCGTCTCCTTCCTGTAGACCTACTGGAAGTCCTAATGCTAGTAAAGCTCCTAAAGGTGCTTTAATCCACATATTGGTTGAAACTTCTTTTGCAGGATGTGGATTGTATAATCGAACAGTGATGCTAAAAGTTGGATTATATGAACTATTTTTCCAAATCATTGGGAAGTCAATTCTTGCTCCACCAAGTAATAAATTCATTGAGTTTGCAAAACTTGCAGCAGAAGGATTGCTAGATCGCATTTGTTCTATTTTGTTTTTTGAATATCCGGCAGCACCTTGAGCTGCGTTTCCAGCTGTTGTTGCTATTTTTCCAAGAAATCCGTCTGGGTCTGCAGCACCAAGATCCTTAAATACCCCACCGATATTACCAACAGCGTCTAACCCTCCTTTTCGCGAGCCTCCCATTTGTGCTAGTTGTGTAAAACCATTTGCTCCAAAATCCATTATATTACTTAGAAAATGATCACCATAATCATTTTGGAATGTATCAGTTGGAAAAGAATCAGCTTGACATGCAATTCGAACATATTTACCACTATTTTTTGGAGGAGCAATTCCACAATCAGAAAGAATTTTTGTATATGTATCCCAATCTTGTTCTAATGTAAAAAGAGAAATACCAGATTGAAGTTTAGATTTCATTGGATAAACGTCTAATACTAATCTTGAATTTTTAAGTAAATCATTTGATTGAGGAATTCCAGTTCCTGTTTCAGGAGGACCTCCTATAACATCTGGTACTGTACAATCAGTAGAAGGTGCACTTTGTTGAGTTTGTGTATTTCTCGATGGAGGTATATCGCCAGTCTTCTGTATTGGTTGTGTATTTGCCATTTTTTTATTCCTCTAAAAATTATAAATTTGCGCTAATAAGTGTACTAAGATCAAATCTTTCTTGGTCATTAATATTATCATGACCAAAACCTCCTCTTCCTCCACTACTGCTCGAGTTTACAGAACTGGTATATGAAATTATTCTATTTGATGAGTCAATAATTGCAGCTGACATTGCTTTTTGACTATCATTTAATTGTCCACTAAGTCCATTAAATAATTGGTTAATTAAAGAACTTTGTGTATCTTGTTGTTTGTTTAAAACGTCATTGTGTTTCATTCCTTGAGGTAACATTGGTCTTACGATACTTGCTGGTAAAACTGCTTCACCTGGGTGTAAATATGCCAAACCACCTCTTGGAATATAACCACCTGTAGCAGCAAGAGTGAATGATCCGCTTCTAACTGAAGCATATTGTCCTTTAATTTCCAATGGTTCTACATGCCATTCTTCTTTCTTACCACCAGGTCTACCAGGCCACATTGGTCTAAATAATTTATTTTTAGCAAACAAACCCATATTATCTGCTTCTGTAGCTTGTTTACTACTCATATCTACAGCATACCCAAATTCATGCATAGATTTACCTGGAGGTGCTGCAAGATGAGGCTTATTCGCATAAGCTCTTGCTTGCTCTTCTCTTGATCTATACGTATCCCCTATAACTATTGGTTTTCCTGTTTGACTTTGATATTCAGAACCTACTGATTCTAATCTTTCTTTAAATGTTGAATTTAGTTTATTTGCTCTTTTTTCTCCATATGTCCACGTGATACCATTCTTTGTTTGTCGACCTCCTTCAGGTGTTATTGGTACAGGATTTTTACCTTCACCTTCTGGTTCTTTACCTGTTATAGTTTTATTTATCATATTTGGTAATGCTTTAATTCTTTCTCTTGTTTTTTCAATAGATGCTTTTCTTTTTTCTGCTTTTTCTTTTGCTTTTACTGCTTTTTCTTCTGCTGATTTTTTTCTTGCTAATATTTCTTTATCTGCCTTTTCTTTTGCAGATCTTGCTTCTTCTTCATACCTTTGTTTCTGAGACTTTCCACTCGCGAACTCATAAGCTTCTTCATGCATTCCCTTTATTCCAGCTTCCTTTTCAGCATGTGTTTTCTTTTGTTTCTCGTATGCAACATCTATGCTTTCTGTTGATGACATACCGAGTTTATTCATTTTATTTTTTAGCCAATCAATAGGATGTAATAAAAAATCTTTAATTTTCGACAACGCTCCAAAGATTGCACCAAAAAGGTTTTCAACTACCTTTACTACTGGATCTATTGCTCGCCATAATGGATCTAATGTATCTCCTATCCATTTAGATATTGCTTCAGTAATTGGTTTAATTTTTTCTGAGATCCAAGTTTTTGCTCTTTCAATTAATCCTCCTAATAAAACAAAAGGATATTTCATAAAGGCTATGATTGATTTAATAAACATTTTAACTTCATTCCACATTATAGAAATTCCTTTCGCTATATTTTTTCCACCAATTGCACCCATTAATCCGCCAGCAATTACACCAATTACACCACCTATAGCAGCACCGATTGGACCACCTATCGCACCAAGACCAGCTCCTATCATACCACCTCTTAATGCACCAGATTTAGCTCCTTCCCAACCAACTTCTGTGCCACCTAATGCAGCTCCAAAAAAGGATGAAATTCTTTCAGACATTGAAACTTTTTCACCTTTCTTTTTTCCAAACCATTCTCTTGCTTTAAATAAACCTTTGAATCCAAGATATATGGTTTCTAGCGTTGAAACAATTAACATTAAAGGACCAGTTTTTGCAAATAATCTTCCTAATTTTGAAACTGCTCCGCCTATTGTTTTTCCAAATTTTGGAATTACTTTTAACATCTCAGGAATTTTTTTTATTAGATTTGGAATTCCTTTTAGTAAGTTAGGAATGTTTTTTATTATATTTGGTATTCCTTTTATGAAAGCAGGAATTCCTTTTATGAAAGCAGGAATCCCCTTCAAAAATGCACCGAGTGGTTTCAATATTGGACTTAGTATCCATCCTAAAGGTTTTAATAAAAATTTAACTATTGTCACACCATGTTTTAATAGTTTTCCTACATCCAACTCAGCAATAGTTTGTAGAAGTTTCCACAGTCCTTTAAACGGAAGTTTTAGAAAACCAAAAAGGAAATTTTTTAACAAACCAAAACCAATAAATAACCAGGTTCCAATTTTTCCAAAAGTTTTTTTCAACATTATTTGCCACAATGATAATTTACTTTCAGTTCCTTCTGTTGCATTTTTAATTTTTGTTTCAACTTTGTCTTGTCGTTTTCTATATGCTTTTGTTTCTTTTACTTCTTGAACTTTTTTATCAAAATAATTTACTGCTTTTTTAATCATTGATTCGTTCATTTCATCAAATTTCTTTTTCTTTGATAAAAATCTATCTTTTAATTTTCCTGTATATCCCTTTATTTTTTCAAAAGTTGTACCGCCGCTTACTTCAAACGAACCTCTTTCTTCTTGAAGTTTTGCGGAAGCTGCAGTAAAAAGTTTTGATCCTACTATTTTTTTAAATAGTGATGATTCTTTTATTCTTTCTTTTTTCTCTTTTACATATTTTGATGCATCATCTTTAGCTGATTGTGCTGCAGGTCCTATTCCAGATTCTTCATATTTTTCTTTTACTGTTTCTGATGCTTTATTATATTTTTCTTGGATTCCTAAACCAGTTTTTTCATCAATAATAGTAATTACAGATCTTCCCTGTTGAATTATTACAGAACCTCCTGACTTTATAGATGTTGTAATAATTTCTTTTAACCCACCTTTTTCTGCTATCACATCTTTTCCTTTTTCATATGAATTAATTATATTTTCTTTACCTTTTTCATAACCTATTTTAGCAGACTCTTTTCCACCACTAAATAAATTTTTAACAGTTTCCCATCCAGATTTTGCAAGACCTCGAATTCCTCCAACATTTTCATACATTTTTGTTACTTGATCAAATCTGTGCCATTTAGCAATTTTTGACCATGCATCTGTTTCAGTATAAGGTTTTCCACCAAATTTTTCTACTAATAATTGTACGTTAGCAATCAACGTATCCATTTTTACCATCATGCCAGTATAAAGAATTCCAATATTATCTGCAGCTCTAGCTTGTGGATTTGAACTTTTTGATAACAAACTTGTATATTTATTTCGTTTTCCAAACCAGAATTTATAAACCTCATACGCACCTTTCATTGTTAGAAGAGTGCTAACAAGTCCTTTAAATAATGGGATTCGCATCATTGATGATGTAAAAGATGCAGAAACATCTCTACCAACACCAACTGTTGCATATCGTAATTTTCTTAATTCAATAACAACTGAACCTGTTAATGGCGAGATTGCTACTTTAAAAGCTTCTTTTAATTTGCCAAGAGGAGTAACTACTTCAGCTGCATGAATATGAGCTAAACCTTCTTTTTTAATATACCCACCTTTTTGAAGTTTCGGAATTTTTCCTTCAAACTCCTCTTGCATTTTTATATATTTTGCTCTAGATTTTTCTTGTTTTTTTCTTCCAACAGATTTATAACCTTCTTTTACTGCACCAAATGCACCACCAATCATTTTAAATGGAAGTTTTATTAATCCAAGTAATCCTTTAAAAGCTAAACCAATAGCTTTAAAAGGTAATGTTGCTATAAATTTTACACTTTTAGCAAGTAATTTAAAAGCTAAACCAATAGCTTTAAATGGAAGTTTTGCCATAAATTTGACACCATTCCACAGATGTGCTAAAGTTTTTCCTAAAAGTTTAAAAGGGAATTTAAGAATTGTAGCTGTTGCATCATATATTCTTTTCCATTTCTTCGGATCTCTCCACCATGCTTTTAACGCATCTTTCCCTCGACCCCAAAGATCTCTTAATTTATTTGCTACATAGTCTACTGCGCTCCCAAGTTTTTCTTTAATTAATTCAGTAAAATGTTTAAATACAGTTGTTTCAAAAAACTTACCAGCAAAATAGCCAAAAATTGGAGATGCTTTTGCTAAAGAAGATGCTACAACATTAGATTTATTAATAGCAAAATCTGCACTTAATGCTCGTCCATATTCTGCTAAATGTTGTTTCGTTGCTTTAGCAGTATCAATTAAAATCTTTTTAGCATTTTTTCCTACAGCGTCAACAACATAACCTAGTTTTCCCAATACCACATTGACAGATTTTTCTACAGCTCTAATATCTTTTTGACTTGACAATTCTCTCATTTTCATTTCGCCAAGCATCTTTTTTTGTTGTTTTGATGTAGCTGAAATCGAGCCAGAAACACTCTTCATTTCTTTAGCAAAATCAGTTTGATTTTTATCAAGTTGTCCAGCTAATCTATTTATGCTCTTATGAACTTCACTTAATTTTACTTTATCTTCAGGTGTAGAATTGGTCATGATATCATTAAATTTAGTTTGATCTACATAGTCTCCGCTAAAATTTCCAAATTTATCTTTTGCCATTTCTATTTTATCTCCAAATTAAATAATATTATTTAATGCTGCTTTAATTTTTCCATCAAACTTCATATCTGAATATCCGCATATTACTTCGCTTGGAAAATATAGTTCTTGTGTACATCCTTTATTAGGTATTCTTCCAAAAACTTCCTTATATGATACATACAATGGTTTTATTAAATATTTATAATCTTTTAACATTGGTAAGATAGTTCCAAGATCATTATTTAATAATAATCTACATAGTTTAATATAATCAACCGATACTGATGTAAATTCATCTTTTTTTAATTTTGAAAATTTTTGAAGTTTCATCAACATTTTTAAAACATCAGAAGATTTCATATTAGTGTCGCTAGTCATTTCAATCTTAAAAAATAAAAATTTTGAGAACTCTTCAATTACTTTTTCTTTGTTTTTATCAACGTTAAGATTAAAAATTTTAGTTAAATAAGTTGAATAAAATGAGTTTAACTCATCTTTAAATAAACTAATAAATCTGTTTGGTTGTATATGTGCGAACATATGCATCATTTCATGAGTTAAAGAATATACGATAGCTTCGTTAGAAGCAGAAGACTCAAATACTTTATTTTCTGGAATATGATTACTAATTAAAATTGTAATAGTATTATCATTAAAATCATAAAATGCTAAAACGTAATCTAGCGGATGTTCTATTGGTTTAGAAGCAAATACAACTGTTCGTAAAATTCTCATTAAACCACCGCTTGTATTTTGTGAAATTCTTCTTCTAAAATGAGTAATTAAACCTGGATCTGCAAAACAAGGAATTATTTTTTTTGTTTCTACCATTTCTTTAACAGACGATATAATATATTTACCTCGTTTAGATTCTGTTACTGCTTGAATAAATCTATCGTTTAATGTTTGAGATCCATATAGTGGTATATTATTTTTAACTTGTACTTGTTTTAGACCTATTGGTAATGCAAATAATTCTAAAATGTTATTGTTCATTTATTACCCTCTATAATATTTTAAAGTATTAACTAAAGCTTCTTCAGGCTTAAAAACATTTTCTTTTACATGCTTCATAATACTTGCATCAGTTGGAAATGAAGTTACATCTGAATTCATTCCTAATATGCTTAAGAAAGCGCTCTGTTTATCTTTATTTGTATCAATGAATAATGGTGGATCATATTTTCGAACATACATACAAAATGATAACGTTAAAGCTAAATCGTCATGACATCCAGTATCTGCTTCAATTCTTCCTTTATTATCAACTAATCCAACTAATTCCAAAGCTAATCTTTTTGATTTTACCATTTGTGGAAATTGATTTATATATGAATATAATGCATCAATCATTAATGGTCTGGTTTTCATATTATTAGAAAGTCCAGATGCAATTTTATGTTCACCTCTTTTTTCTTTATATACTAATGCACTATATTCACTATTACTTATCTCTTCCATAACTTGATTACCATAGGAATTATTTTCAATAACTACACAACCTTGATATTGTGAAATCGCAAATCTAACAACTTTAACAAAATCAATAACTTTACATTTGGTCTGATATTCCCAAACTTGATCTAATGTTTCATAATCCCAAACAGTAATAGCAGATTTATCTTCCCCAAATTCAGGAGCTGTGTCAACACCAATTATATAAAATTTTCCATCTTGAGGTTCTTCAAATTTCCAAATTTCACCATTAAATATTTTAGTAACTTCAATTGGTTCAATACAAGATTCTTGAAGTTTCATACATGTTTTTTCATCAAAGAATGATCCACCAGCAGGTAAAAATTTTAATTCTAATTCTTGTTCAATTTTTCTTTGATCATTGTCAAACATTTCACATTGAGACTTATACCATGTTGGATCATTAGCGAGTTCTTCAATATCTTTCCAGTATACAATAGATGGTTTAAATAATCCTTCACCATTTATAGCTTTTGTATATCTATTAAAATACCAAGAACCAATTCCAACAGTTTTATTCGGTGTAGAAATTATTGCAACACCATAAGGTGTGTTATTTAATCTTGCTGCTTTTTGTGAAGTACTCAAAGCTGGAACTAACGAAGTCCATGCTAAATCTAATTTATTAATAAACGCTGCTTCATCAATAACTAAAAAGGTAATTGGTTTACCTCTAAGAGTTTTTTCTGGAGCCATTGGGTTAACAGTTGCAACAAATAATTTTGATCCATTCGATAAAATAAAACTCTGTTCAGATTTTTTATCAAAACACCCACCTTCTTGACCTTTCTTTGGTGTTAACCAGGTTGGAAGTTTTTCAATCATGCTTCGAATTGCTCTAGAAAAATCAGTAGCTTCTTTACCATCTTTACTTATAACACCAATAACTGTATTATCAAAAAAGTTTAATAACCATGCACAATATGCCTGTGTTGTTGTAGAAATTCCAGTCTGACGTGTTTTTAAACAAACAACAAAATGATCTTTATGAAGAAGAGAAATATATTCTAATTGTTTTTTATATGGGGTATATAATATATCTCCACCAACTACTTCCAAATAGATATATTTTCTCGCAAAATACTCAAAGTCTTTTTTACATTTTATGTATTCTTCTACATAACTTTCGACTTTTTCTTTTGTTTTTTGTTTCATTTTTATATTAATATCCCTTAATCATATTGGTTTGTTCTCATTAAGATTATCTTAGCTCCAGCTACCCAATCATGTCCTCCACGAGACATATTTTTTAATTTATCAAATGTTATATCACTAGCTTTTAATATATATTTACCAGATAATTTTTTAAACATTTCTGACTGATTAATTAATTTAACACATTCTCCAACTTTCATCAGTTTTAAAATCATTAAACTTTTTTCAATCTGAACAACTATAGAAGAAATATTAGCTAATTTTCGTCCAATTCTTGCATTCATAAATGTTTCATCATGTTCAAATCCACTATGTCTATGAATATAACGTTCTCGTTTATCATGTTTATAATCTTTATATGTGCCTACCTTTGAAATTAAACCATGTGATGTGTAAATTCCAGTTACGTCTTTTTCTATTTTATCAAAAAGATCATCAAATGGATGTACAATAAAATAATTTTTTGGTGCCATTACTAAAACTTTTGTAACACCTGAATAATCTGGAATAATATTTCCATAAGTATAAAATTTATTATCTGATGTTATACATTCTTTTACAAGTTTCTCATTATTAATATCACTTGCTAACTGATAAATAGTAAATGTTTGTCCTTTTTTTATTTTTGCTGTTAAATTTTGAATAAAAAAATTACCATCATGATCACAAAAACCTAAATTTGATGCACCATCATAAATTCCATAATTATCATCAATAAGACGAATTGCTTTATATACAGTTGTTGGTGTGATTAAACATTGTTTTATATTTTGTGTATTACAATTATCAGAATCCATTTTAAGAGTAGCGCCAGATTGTGAAACTAAATCTGATACAATCTGCTTTGGGGTTTGATCAACATAAATTTTATTAACAATTGCGTTTACAGCTTTTAATGATTTTGTAGGAATAGCAACTAATGTAACTGGGGTTCTAACCTTTTCCTTACCTTCAGTTATTGTTAATTTTGTTGTTGGAAAAACAGAATCAACTCGAACACATTGTAATTCAAAATTCCATATTGTAGTTAGCTCTCCAGATTCACCTTGAATTTTAATTTGTAATTTTAATGTTTCGCTACGCATTGAATCATTTTTTGCTAAATCCTCAGCATCCATATTAATTCTAAATTGAAAAATTTGGTATCCAGTTGTAATAGATGTTGTAATTTTAACATATTCCGTATAATTTATATATTCTAGTCCTTGTATTTTTAATGACAAGTTAAAATCGTTCTTTGGCTCGAATACTTTTTTGTCGTCAACATTTGAACCGCCTTCGCTTTTACACGATCCACTTGCGCAAGTTTTTGACATCGTATCCTCCACAAGATCTGTATTTATATTTTGTTCTAACAAAAAAAAGAAACAAAAAATTTTAAACGGATCAAAGGTCAGGAAAAACAAATTTCCTGACCTTTGAATTTTTTAAGATATTTCTCTATCTAATTCTTCTGAAATAGAATTTATAGTAACATGAAGAGCAGTAAAAGCTACGATTCTATCTGAAGCTTGTAATGTTTCAATTAGATTATAAGCATAATCTAACGCTTCTTTAGGAGTTTTTCTGCTAGCGAACATTCCACTTTTCATACTATCAGAAAACTCTTTAATATTTTTTAATTTTTCATCTGCGTTTAATTCAATAATTTCCATAAATCATTTCTCACTTATTTAAAGAAGATAATACATTTTGAATTTCAACAGGAATTACTAATACTTTTTCAGCAATATCATTTAAAAGAGATTTAATATTTACATTTCTTTCAATAGTTGAAAAGAAAGTAATTGCTAAAAATAGATTCCAAGCATTTACTTTTCCTCCGGATTCTTTACACATCTCTCCTAAATAATTTGAAACTTCAACTCTTCTTTTCTTACCAATTTCTTCTAACATATCAAATACGGAAATTAAATGATCTTCAGTAACTTCAGTATTAAAGTTTGCTTCGATTATTTGTAAAATATTTGAACTAAAGAATTCTACATATTTACTAATTGGACTTGAGAATGAAGTTCTAGAATGAACGTTATGGACTTGACGTATTGTTCCTAATTTATTTTGAAATCCAAAACCCATAACTCTTTTATTAGAATTTAAAATACTAAATCCAAATGAAAATTCTCTTGCACCAGATCCATCATATGTATTTTTTACAATAATCTGTGGGAATACATCACCAACTTGTGGAATAGTTTTTTGATTTTGAACTAAAATTTCATTACTCATTCTTGTTCTTGTTGGATTTAAATAAATAAATTCTACAAAAATTGGAATACCTGCTTCTGAAATAGAAGCTCGAATTTTTTCATTCATTACATCATTTCCTTCAAATTGATATAATTCTGAAACGAAACCAACATATTTAAATTCTGTATCATCAACAACTGGAGGTTTTGTCCATACACCATATAAAGATGTATCACAACCATCTTTAGATTGAAGATGTTTATAAATTACAGATCCAATCGGATCATCATAACGAAAACATTCATTCTCACCAATCGTTAAACCCATTGCTTCAGCTCTCTGTGGAAAAGGTAATACCTTTGGCATGATCTATTTCTCCTTCTTCTATTATTTTTAAATCTATCACTTTTGAAATTTTCTTAACTTCTTTTTCAACCTCTAAAAACTTTTCTCGAAAATTCTCATCATTCTTTTTTGGAAAGCAAAAGATAGTAACTCTCTCTAATACAGTTATTTTTTCTAAATCTAATTTTTGAGAAATATTATTTATTAGTTTATTCATTTCTTAATCTCCGGTCCAGTCCACGTTGTTTGTTTATATTCAACTATTTTACCACAATTACAAGTTCTTGGACCTTTTGGTTTTTCAGTTTTAAGATAGTTAGTTGCACAATTATCACACTTTGCTATCCAAATATCATATGTAACTATTTTTATACATCCGTCTGACAAGATTGTGTCTCCTTCAATTTTTTTAAAGATTCTTTATATTCTTCAACAGTCATTTGTTTAGACATTTTTCCACACCAACAACAAGGTTCTTCTCCATTTGATATTGAATGTACTGCTGGTGCATATTGTTCCAATCCACAATATATACAATATGTTTGCATAGCTATACTTTTCATGAGTAATGCTCCGAAACAGATTTTAAAACTTTAATCATTTTTCTTGCATTTGTTATATTTGGATTGTATCTAAAATTACGCCATGGAGATTTCATGTTATGACAACAATAACTATATTTAGAATAACTATATTTAGTAAGAGGACAACAGTCGCAGTCATTTTCAAGAAATTTACAAAGTGGACAAGATGTAGTATAACATTTTACTTCTTTATATGAATGTTTCCATAATAAAATTCTGCATCTATGTCCTTCATATATTTCCTTTCCCTCTAATAAAGGTTTTAATATATCTTTTTCCCAATGCTTTATTGATTGTTCAATAGCTTTCTTTATTTTTGACTTTTCCATTATTTAACCCTCGTTGCTTTAAATCTTAAATAAATATCTCTTCCATCGAAATAATACTTTTGATTAATTTCATTAACTTTAAATCTTCCTTCTAATTCAATAAAATGTTTTACACGATCTTCAGTCCAAACACTTGCATGAGGACAAGATGGTTCATTTAATAATTCAAAAGTCGTAATGATATCTTCTGCTTCAAAGTTCGGAGCTGATACATCTTCATTTAATATTCTTTCAGCTAGTATTTTATAATTTGGAACAATTACATCCATTTCTGCTCCAATTTTCATTACTGTAGAAAGCATATATAAAAAATATAAAACTTTTACTTTTGGAACATGTTCCAAAAATCGATATATAACAACCTTATCAAATCGTTCAGTATACCGTTCTAAAAACTCATATATATCATGATTAATATAAATTACATTACCAATATTATTAGTAATAGTAGATGTAGGATTTTCACGATGAAATTTTTCAAGTTCTTGAACAGTTATTGAATTAAAATAATTTAAATCTAAATTTACTAAAATATCAGTTTTTTCTTTTTTATCAATTGGAAATATATTTCCAGCTGCAATATTTAAAATGTACATTTATTTTCTCCTTATTGATTATATTTTAAAAGAATATATTAGGTTTTTCTAGTTTATAATTATTATTAAAAAGATTTATTATCCAGTCAACTTTACCAGTACCATTACAAAGATGACAAGGTGCAGTTCCTTCAATTAATTTACAATTTTCATTACGATCTGGATGAATACATACTTCAGTTATTGAAGTACACCTGCAATATGTCATCATATAATCATTATAACAAAAATAATGAGCTTTTCCAGTTCCATTACATTTAGTGCATTTATATTCACTACTCATATAAACTCCACTGTAATACTATCAAAAAATGGTTGAATATAGAAATCAAAATATCTTTGACGATCTATATCACTTGTATCTAAAATTTTTATTAACGTTTCAGAAATTTCAAATTGCCCATACTGTTTTAAGAAAATATTATATTTATTTTCTCCAGAAGGAATACAATATAATAATGGATTGGTTGATGTCAATATTTCATCTTTAATATTTTGCATACTATTAAAAACTGATTCTTTATTTGCATAGTTAATAAATAAAATCTTTTTATAAATTTTATCCATTTCATCATATCTATGAGAAATACCTTTTAGGGAAATTTTATTTCCATCAGTTGCAATAAATTTAGTACGATCCAATGAAATAATAAAAACTGAAAATATTGATTGTAATTCAATTGGAAGATATTGATCGGTTGTAATCTTTAAAGGTTTTAATGACATAAACCCATCATATTGTCTAATTATAATATTATCATCTGATATTTTATTTCTAGTTATATATTCGTTAATTAAAGATATTGTTGTTGATCTTAAAATATTAGTTAGTTTTGGATTATCTCTCATCAATAATCCAATCTGAGTATTTCTCTTTAATTTGTCATCCTTTTCAATTTTAGAAATGTCATAATTAATACTTTTTAAAATATTGTAATGACATGATGATATATCATAAGAATAAACATTATTCAAAAATAATCTAACGTTTTTATTAATATTCATTGTATACTCTTAACGATTTAAAATTTTATCAATCCAATTTGATTTACCAGATCCTTTGCAATACTTACATGTTGTTGTTAATCGATTTGATATTTTGCCAATTGTAATTACTGTATGAAAATACCCAGTTCCCAAACATTCTGGACATTTAAAAAATCCTCTTTTTTTCATATATTTATGGGAGGGATATATAATATC